CGACCAGCAAGCCATCCAGACCTTTGAGTTCTTGGGAGAACCTGAGAGCGAGGATTATGCGATGTTCATGCAGGTTAAAAATAGCGCGCTCTACAAACCTTTGGTAGACCACTTACCTAACTCCAACTTCGCGTTGGGACTCATGGTGAAAGGTCTACGTTCCGTACAAGCTGAACAAGCGGCTGCGGGAAAGCCTAAGAAGACGAATAAGCCTACTGCGCCATCCGCAATCACGGAAGCTGCACCGGGAAGATCGTTAGGGCCGAAGGGAGAAACGAAAGCACGGAAGTCACTGGAAGCGGCTCATGCGCGATTTCAGAAGTCAGGCAACATGGCGGACTACACCGATTACCTAAAGCTCAAGCGAGGGTAGCATAATTTAATAATCATCAAAATATAAGGAGGGCCACCTAAAATGGCATCAAGCACAACTTACAATACTAGTGGGAATCGTGAAGACCTCACCGACATCTTAACAATCCTAGAGCCGGAGGCATGTCCACTGACATCACTTGCTTCAAAGAAGAAAGCCACTGGCACTTACTTTGAATGGCAGGTAGATGATCTCAGTACCGCAAGCTTTGACGGAGTTAGCGAAGGTGAAGATGTTACGTCATTCACAAATCAAGCTGCTAACCGCACTCGCCTAGCAAATTATGTCCAGAAATTCCGCCGGAGTTTTATGGTTTCGGACATCCAACAATTGGTAAATACCGCTGGAGTCTCCAACGAGTTTGCCAATGCTGAAAGTAAAGCAATACGGGAACTGAAACGTGATTTTGAAGCTGCAATTTGCTCTGCTCAGGATCAACAAATAGAATCCGGTGCCGGAAGTCCGTATAAGACTCGCGGCATGTTCAAGTGGCTAGGAGTAGGTGGTCAACCCGCCGACGTTCCTGCGGCTTTTCAGAATGTTGCCAACGATACCAACGGTACGCCTGTCACTGAATCTGAGTTCAATACAGTTCTTGAAACGCTCTACTCAGCCAACGGGATGCCAGGTGGTCAGCTTACTCTGATAGCTGGGCCAACGTTAAAGGGCGACATCTCAGACTTCAGTCGCGCAGTTGCCGCTACGCAATCAACTTACCAAGTTACCCAAACTGCTGAGTCCAAGAAGATCACGCTATCCGTGAATCTTTACGAGGGCGATTTTGGGAACGTAGCCATTATACCATCCGTGTTTTTGAATAGAACTAGCGGGGTTTCCACCGTGGATGCCAATGCTGGACTACTCATTGATCCGGAATACGTGTCTATCTTCACGCTCAAAGCGGAATCCCGCAGCGAGTTGGAAGACCAAGGAGGTGGCCAACGAGGCTTTGCGGATTTGATAGCGGGAATATCCTGCGACTCGCCTAAAGCGCACGGTTACTTCAACTAATCTTAAATCTTAACAAGGAGAAATAATACAATGCCAGAATTAAGCAACAATGCAGCGGGTCGCGGGTTTACGCACGTTTACACCGCAACCTATGAAGACCTACAAACAATCGGCAATGGCGGACAAGTCACTATCGCAACCATCCCCGCCGGGGGTGCGGTTGAGTTGGTAGGGGTTCACAAGTCCGCCGCATTTGTCGGCACTACGTCTCTAGTCATTGACATTGGAACGACTGCGGGAGACCCGGACGAGTTCATTGACATTCTTGACGCAGATGCCATGACCGTGCCTGTCTTCAATACTGGAGACCTGTGCGTAAAAAGCGCGGCGACCACTACCTTCCTTGGTGGTGCTTTCCCCGTAAAGGCAGTAGCAACGGCTACGCCAATTCTACTGGAAGTTACGGATGCAGCAATTGCGGATGCTACCGCCGGTGAGATTGTAGTGGGAATGCGCATACTAGACCTCAGTTCATTCGCTTAGAGTTTTACTCATATTGGGTTGCCGCAGTGCGTTTGGGGAAGCGTACTGCGGCTTTTTCCCAACTACGAAAACAGACGATAAACCACAATGTCAGACGTATTTATCCCAAAGTGGAAAGAGGGTAACGGTTCAAGCTTCATGAAGAACATGGAGAAATACTTGAAATATGAAGTTGACCTTGAGAAGTCTGAAGCCGCCATGCGAGATGCATTGGTGCGTAAAGAGAACCGCGATATGGGTTCTGCCAGGTCAGACGGCTTGGGGCAACTGAAGGCGACTATTCCTGCCAGAGAATACTTCCGTTGGCATCAGCAGGAGAGAGGCTGTTGGGGGGATAAGCAATTTATCAAGGAATGGGTCAGAGACAATCCATGTCACAAAGCCCAAGGTAATAAGTGAGAGTATCTGCGGTATCTTTCCTATCCGGAAACGTAGCGGCGTTAGCGGGTGTAGATGCCTTCATAACGACCGAAGCTGCGGCAGTAGTCACTAGCCTCAACCGCTTCGGCAAACTGGCATGGGAGCGTACGGCGTGGCCCTTCACTAGCGTACTAAAGCAAGTAGTGCCTGACATACGGGTACGGAGCATAGACGTAGGAGATGGTGGCAGTAGTTACTCTTCCGCCCCTACGGTAGCAGTCGCAGGAGCGGCAACCGCCACAAGCACTATAAACAGCGATGGCGAGGTAAATGGCATAGCAGTAACGGCGGGAGGCACGGCATACGTGTCAGCACCCGCAGTGACCTTCAGTGGGGGAGGTGGAAGCGGAGCAGTGGCAACCGCAAACATCATCAGCCTAATTGACATGGGTCAGACGATGGATCTCATCTACAGGATCACGGACGTAGACCCATACGGCAGTACCCAACCGACAGACTTGGCATACCGCATAGATGCGGAGTCAGGGGCAACTGAATACGGGTTGGCAATTTTAGAGAACCGCAGTAGCACAGCCCCCGTCTGGGTACATTACCGCACACCGTGGCCGGGATACGCCAGTGGAAGCGCGGTCTTCCCATACATATTTGGCGAGTACGCAACAATGGGCAGTTATGGCGATTGGCTACAAGCAGACGGGCAGGGTACGATGGCTCAATCAATTTGGGCGCAAGCCGAAGCAATTTTACAGACGGAGTTTGACCAACTTGAGCGCCAACAGCGCCAAATGACTCCACTACTAATCAACACCTACGGCACTACCGCCGCACAACCATAATTCATCATGGCAGGATCAGTAAGCGAATATAGAGGACTAGGACTAAACGGGGGAGAGTACATCAATGATACTGCCGTACACACAGGCACTTGGTTTGCCATTCAAGCTACGGAAGCAACCGTGCTCGCCGCCCAAGCAAGCAACATCACCAACTTGGATGACATCTGCACGGGACAGGACGCAACGGAACTCGCCGCCGGAACAGTGCTATACGGAAATTATACCAGCATTGATCTGACTTCCGGAGCAGTAATCGCCTACAACATTTAAGCGTGTCGCACTCAATCATATCGCTAGGTCTGGGACTTGGCGGCGGGAAATCCGCGACCAGCAGCGGCGCGGCGGGTGGTGGTGGTGGTGGTGCGTTCGTCGTAGGTATCCTTCTTCTTCAGTCCGCCATCTTGTTGAGAACTGGCGACCCCGCCGGCACTATAGCCTACGGAACGGATACGGAGAATTTCTACGTATTTGATGGCTCGCTTTGGTTTAACTATCCGGAACAACAATAATTATTATGTCAACGTTACAAACATGTACTTCGGGTAGTCGCCCTTCACACGGGGCGGGAGTTATCGCTTACGAGACGAACACAACCAGAACAATAATCTCGGACGGCTCAAGTTGGCATCTGTACATGCCCTCTTTGTTTTCACGCGCAAATTGCGCATTTTCGTTCCGTCAAATCGTTCCGGATTACACCGGCAAATGCGTCAAGGTGCGGCGGTCTAGCGACAACGGTGAGGTGGATATAGGTTTTACTTCCGCCGGGGTACTGAATCAAGCGGCCCTTCTATCTCATACCGGCACCGACCCAAGCAGTGCGGGTTACGCCGTTACATGGTACGATCAAGGACCACATAGTATGGATGCTACTCAGGCCACGGCGGCCAACCAACCAGCCATCGTCTTATCGGGTGCGGTTGTAGTTTCCAATTCTAAACCTTCGCTTCAGTTTGGCGGGAGTTACATACTATACATGCCGGAGTGGGCAACCTACCGCCCGGATACACAGTGCTGGCTAAGTACCGCAGGAGCGCCGACGGCTGGCGTAGTGGTGTGTGAATTGACGTCGGTTGGAGGTGGGACTAATCAAATGGCTATTTGGGGTACGGGGGCAAACGCAAATGGGTATTCTAACACGTATGGCGATAATATCGGGATTTACGGGACGAGCGGCGCTGCTCATTTTCATCGGACACAAGCACAAGGTGGGGCATTACAATTAAGCGACACGGCTGCGTTATCTAATACTACTCAAGCCATAGGATGGTGGAATTACGATGGCACGACGATGGGCATTTCAACCAACGGCGGCTCTGAACAAACCACTACTGCCACGCCAAACCCGTGGGCTTACACAAAACAGACTATCGGGGCAGGACAAGTTCACAGCGCGGACGAATTTACCGGAAAGATTTCGGAGCTAATTTCCTATAAGGTAAGTAGGGCTTCGGAAAAAACCGCCATACTCGCCAACGTTAATGGCTTCTACGAGACATATTAAGATGATAATAAAAGGCTATAGGTACTTAACGAAAACAGCGGCAACGGCTGCGCAGTCCGGGTTAAACGAACAATTTGGTTTCCCGGACTACGGAGATACGGAACGGGCGGTGGATGTGGAAAATCACGGGGGGAAATGGTATATTCGTTGGGACGCTACCTATGCCTCACAGTTAGGTAAACCTACCAACTACGAGTTGCCTGACCCGCCGCCGACTGAATGAGGCTACTCGCCATAATGACTATCGCCACACTCACCGGCTGCTCCATGAAATCGTTCGTCACACCGGCGGCGGTTGTATCGGGAGCGGCGGTGGGCAGTATTGCGGGGCCGGGAGGGGCTGCCCTCGGAGCGGGAGTGGCATATGCAGGTGCGGAACTCTGGACTTTGGAAGACGAGAACAAACAACTCGTGACCGCCATCACCACCGGTGACGTTCAAGGCATAGTAGCCGCCCAAATGCGAGGACAGGAGGGTAAGATCCAAGAAGTCACCAGCGGCATTTGGACTACTCTGAAATACGCCGCACTAGTAGTGCTGGGCATCATGAGCATCCCGCTCTTCATCACCCGTTCAAACGCCAAGAAAATAAACAAGATTTGCGAGGAAACGAAACATGCACAAACTGATTGAAATTTATAACGGTCTGAGCAAGCGTGGGAAAATCCTAGCTGGCTTCGCGGCTATTATAGTAGTCATAGCAGTCGTTGAATTATTCACGGGGTGCTCAAGCATGGAGCTAACAAAGACGTGGAGCTTCTAGCGGACAGGACTATTTGGGGTGGCATAGGAGGACTTGCCACTAGCATGGGGTTGGCTCAATGGAGTCACCTAGCATCACTGTTCGCCGCTCTTTTAACCTGCGTATTCGTTTGCATTCGCATCTACCAGATACTTAAAAAGTAATGCCTCGGTACACATCATATGGTCAACTTGACACACCTGCGATTACCGAAGGTGACGTTGGATTTGTTGGCATGAACTCGTACTTAGAGCCTACCTCATTGCCGCCCGGCATGGTAGCTGACAGTAGGAATATGGTACTGGCAGGAGACACGGCGACAGTCCGTCAGGGGATAGACTTCTTGGCAGGTGGGGTAACACTCACCTACTCCGGCACGGATATGGTATTCGCTACCACGCTCTTCTCTGATCCCTTCACGGGCGAGGAGTTCCTAGCAGTCGCAACCAAGGACAAGGTAATCCTGTACAACGATGCTAACGCGAGCGGTCTGTACGTGGACTACGACACTAGCGGTGGTGCGGAAGTAGTAGCTACGGCGGATGGAGCATCCTTTGTCCAGAACTTTGAAAGGCTAATTCTATTTCGGGGGAAAAACAAAAGGCCGCTTGAGTGGGACGGAAGCTTAACGGATACGGACGGCAATGACACCCTTGACTCTAAGTTTGCTCCCAAGACCGCAAGCGCTAGTGGTGGTGGCATCGCTTGCCCGAACACCGACTACGGAATAAGCTTCCGTAATCGGCTAATCATCCCCCAGCCAACGGACTCAAATTACACCGTGCTGATGAGTGACTTGCTGGACAGTAACAACTTTACCGCAGCCGACTCACAATTTAGAATAAACAAGGGCAGTGCAGATTTCCTCGTGGGATATATTCCTTACCAAGAAGATCAGTTAATTTGCTTTTTCCGCAATAGCATTCATTTAATCAATAATGTTGCAACCACTTCAGCGGCTGGCGTTTACGAAATCACCCGCCAACACGGTTGCGTAGCTCGCAAGAGCATAGCCCAATCAGGCCCACAAACATTCTTTCTATCCGACAGCGGCGTAATAGTTCTAAGTCCCGGCACAGACCCCGCAAAGGGATTGGGGGTGGCGATCAGTAAAGTACAGGGTGAGACCGTACCTATGACTGCCCCGATCCAAGACCAATTTTCGGAGGTGAATTATGCGGCGGCTGACAAGGCGTGCGGCGTAGTATTTGACAATAAATATTTCCTAGCTTGCCCCACCCTGAGTAGCGCGGTGGCAAATAAGATATTTGTCTTTGACTTACTTACCTCACAATGGACTAGCGTAGACAGCTACCCCGCCATGAGCGGCAGTCTGGCGTTCCACGTGGACGATTGGGTAGTATGCTCCCACGGAAGCAATCCTACGCGCCGTAGGCTCTTTGCATGTAACGATACGGGTTGGTATCTGATGAATGAAAACCTCACCGATGACAGCAACCGAAAAATCGGAAGCACGGCAGAGTCCGACGTGACCGCAATCGCCGCCAAGCTGAAGACGAGAGATTACCTATTCGGTGAGCAAGGCATAAAAAGTTTCAAGCGTGGTCAATTGGGCGTGAGCTTCGTGGCTTCGGATGCATTCACCATCAAGCTTAACACCACCGATCCCGATACCAGCGACACCGTACTCAGCTACACGGGTGGCAGTACGGAAGAAGCCTTACTGCGTTTCAGCGGGGCGAGAAAGCGCGGCTATTCGGCAAACATTGAACTGGACGTTACAGCGGGTAGACCAAAATTTCGCCACGTTCAGCTAGAAGCAGTGGGGCAGGGACTTAACGCCCGAAGGGAG